CTGCGTTCGCTTCGGCTTCGTCAATCCAATGCGTACCGGCCTGTTTTGATGTTCCGTAGTTCGTCATAAATGCCTTTGTTTCGTTCTTGACCTTTCGGCTTGATCCTCTCGGATAAACCTCGGTAACAAGCATTCCGTTGCGAACAAACGGCTCACTGTATGCGATGCTTTCAACCATTTTTTTGGTGTCAACATGGCCGTGCTTGTATGCACTATATCGCCACTGACCGACCAATCTTTTGCCGCCCTCGCGTAACATTTCGTCTGCCATCTCGCCGGTTAACTCATGAAGTTGTTTCAAGTCCTCAATCAAACCGTCAAGCCCCGATGATTCAAACCGCGCCATCAAATCACCTCGCAAACCCAAATGTGATGCAGGTATCCGGTGTCTGATTCATAGTCGATTATCGGAGGCTCAAGAGCGATCTGATCGGATGCCATCAATGCAGCCGTGATAGCCGTTGCGATCGGATCATCGTCAACCGTTGTAAACCGATCAACCTGTATTCGATAGCCGACGATTTCGGATATGTTGTCCGATTCCATTGTCAGCGGCAGGTAAGGCGACCAGATTGTATAGTTACCAGATGTCGCGCCTTTCCATTTTGTGATAGCCGGATCAACCGAAACTAAAAGAGCCTCAAATTCAGCTAACTGCATATGCACTCACCACCTTAGACAAACTAATGTCGGTAATCAGCTCGCCCGAATCGCTGTCGGTACCGTGGTAAAGCCTCTCTACCTTGTATTGATCTGTACCGATTACAACAACGGTTTTATTCTCAAGCGTTCTATTTTGCAGTATCCGAATTCTTCGGGATATTTCGATCTGCTCAAGGGTTTCCGTGTGTTGCGTCGGAGTGCTCTCGAATCCAAGTTCACCAAACCAACACTCAGCCGTTAAGACCAGTGTTGAATTAGGCATCTTTCCGGCTCCGGCTGTATTGGTTATTCTGTATAATTTGCAGGTACCGGAATCAAGAATCATTCGATCACCTCGCGCAATCTCATAAACCTTTGCCGTTTTCTGTACTTGAGCCATTCCGGCTCGCCTGTCATTTTGTCTCTTGATTGATACCTCCAAACAGAGGCGTCAACCAAAAGCATTAAATCGCTTGGGTCATCTTCTATAAGCGCCCCGGATTCTTTGGAAAGATCTGCCTCGACTGCCATTACGACAGCCGAGAACAGAGCGTCCAAGGAGGTATCGGACGGGAGCCTATTGAGTCTGACCTTAACGATCGCAAGTGCATTCGTTGTCATACTCATTTAGCTACCTCTTAGGAAATTACATATGCTGCACTGAATACAGCGGAGTCGGTGAGGCCGGTCTTGATGCCAATTGCCTTGATTGTCTTAGATGCCGCAACAGCAACGGGGCCGTTATACAGCGTCTTGGAGGCGGTAGGTGTTGAACCGTCAACCGTGTAATAAATCTTAGCGTCAGGTGTCGCGCAGTACAGATCAACAGACTGAGCGCCCGTGTAAGTGCCAGCAATCGGAAGAGCGTAAGGTGTTGCTACTGTGTTGGCAACATCAGATCCAAATGTGGCGGTCATTGTCGGAGCGGCGTTGGCGATATTGCAAGCAACAAATCCCTCGCCGATAACAGGAAGTCCGTCATATCTGGCAGTGCCCTTGAACACGGTCTGATCTTCAACAAATTTAACCTGATCGGATACGGCAAGCTGAGAACCGGAGCGCTCTGCAAGGAGGTACAGAGATCCGTAACCACCGATGATGTCATTGTCGGCAAGGAAGTCGAGAATGATGATGTCGCCGCCAACGATCGGAAGAGTGTTGTTGATTGAGGAAGTGATTGCTCCGGCAGCGTTGAACACGATTGCCTTTGAAATCAAGACGTTTCTTGTTTTGGTGTTCATCGCCCAGAACAGAGAACCGTTTGAGTAGTTGGCTTTAGCAACGCCCAGGTAAGCAACAAGATTTGCAAAGAATGTCTCTGCGCTCATGGCGGCAGGGTCAAACTTAAGAACGTTGCTTGTGTGGAGGTCTGTCCATGTGGCAGCATCGGTATCCCAGTAAGCAGGAGAAGATGTCTGCGCGAGTCTGGTTGCGATACCAACGGGCATCTTTGTTCCGGTACCGAACAGAATGGCTTTATCAACAGCGATGCCGATTGCCTGCCCGATGTTGTCCATGATCTCGTTGGCAAGGTTGAGGTCAGAATCCTCAAGAGTTGAATTAGCAATGGCGATGAATCCACCAACCTTGTAACCATCAACTTCGACCTGAGAGAAAGACATGGAGAGTTCATTGAGAGCGCCGATTGCTTCTGTCCAGATTCCCTCAGGAATAGAACCGGAAACAGTCTGGCGAGCCTTACCGGAAACGGTCTTGAGATTGACTTTTGAAATCAACTTCGAATATCTGTTCAGGTTGTCGCGAAGGACATCGAGCAGAACGTCAGGAATGTTAAGGTCTGCGCCTGTAACGGCACGCTTCTGGCCTTTGAATGATCTTGCTCTTGCAAGGAAATCCTTAACCTCTTCGCGGGCGAGCATAGCGTCACGAGTTACAATGTCCATACCTTTGAAAAATTTCTGTCTTGTGCTCATGCTTTTGTTTTCCTTTCGTTCTGCCGCCGGCTCAACCGGTGCGGCTATTTTTGCTTCAATGCCATCAAGTTCTTCCTGTAACTTTTTGATCTCGTCCTCGAGTCTTTCCTTTTCTTCTTCGACCGTTGTTTCATCATCGGTGAGTGCGGTCTTGTCTGTTTCAAGTTCACTAACACTTTCATCAACAACGGCACGCTCTTCGTCCGTGGCCTCTTCGGTTAGTTCATTAACAGCGGTTTCGAGTTCCGCTTCTCTGGTTTCGATAGCCTTTTTTCTCAATAAAAAATCCGCCTCTTTTGTGCGGATTCCATCAAGTTCTTTTTTCAGTGCGCCCATGCGCTTGTTGATAAGTAGCTGCTTAAGAGCCATTTCTTAACCTCGCTTTCATTCGTTCCTGCCATGCTTGTAACGATCTTTTTTTGATCTGTTCATACTCGCTCTTTCGTGCGACCGCTGCGGTATCTTCATACGCAGGGAACGTCACTATCGAGACTTCGTACAGCTTGACTTTTTTGATTGTCCATTGAATTGTTCCGTCCGGTTTTGAGTCGGTCAGTTCGTCTAAAATATCAAAGCCAAAACTGCACTGAGACACATCGCCGCGCTCAACCCTTGCATAAAGGTTCATTGCATCCTGGTCGTTCTGGTTTATCTTGACTCTCCCCCATAGTCCGATTTCATCAACTTTAAGCTCAAGCGTTCCGGCTGTGGTTCTTCCTAAGACAAGCCTTGTCTCGTGGTCTATCAGGCATCTGATGTCATCATCAAGCGCTTCGTCAAAAGCAATAGGATCAACCATCTCAACCGCTCCGGGGAAAATCTCGTAGGATCCGGCAAATACAGCAAAATAACATTCGATGTACTTCTCTGACTCTGACTCGACCGCTCGAAACTGTGTTGTTTGGCTTCTGATCTGTCTGATTATTCTGTCAATTTTAGACACTCTTTTTGTCACCTCCCGACTCTTTCAATTTGTTTTGATCTCCGATCTTTGAATAGGGAATGAAATTTTCAAGGATTGCCAACTCGCTCAAACCCTCGCGCGGTGTCCAGCCCAGCCAGTCCCTCGCTTCGTTTCTGTCAATGATTGCCCGATCCGCCATATTGCAAGCAACTTCAGCAATATCGGTAATGCTGTAGCTGTACAGTGATCGCGGATTAAATCGGAAATACCAATCAGGCGACAGTAACAACTTGCGCGTCAATTCCTGCTCGATGCCTCGCGCTATCGGTAGCACAATTGTCGAGATGAAATTGTTGTACTCGTCCTTGTTATATACTCCCTCGCCGACAAGAAAAGGCGGTACGCCAAAAATGGCGGCTGCCGTTCGCTTGTCAAGCGTGATCGAATCCTTAATGCACAAATCGTTAATGGTTAGAGGCTTTATGGTCGAAACCTCAAGGCCGTCCGCAGGGATTACCCACGGCTTACCATTTTCCGTTGTGCTTAGATACTGTGCGCTTAGCTCCGCCCTGCTTGATGATCTTGAACCAATGGACATGTCAACTGCAACAATTATGGATCTCCCATACGGCTACTACATCATGTATAACGGGCGCCGCTATGAAAGCGACGAAGTATTGCACTTCACTAA